AAATGCGACCATGCTGGAGGCGTGGCAGCGGGTGTTCGGATCGGAATGCAATGTGGAGGATCCGGCGCACATGGCACTGTTCGCTGAGGCGTGGCGGTTGGCGCTGCCATGAGCGATTTCATTGAACGCATTTGGCTCCCTCTGTGGCGGAACACGCAGGGAAACGGCGGCGATCGAGTTCTCGCTCGGATTCTGCTGCGAACGCACGCAGCAGAAATCGCGGAGCACATCCGCGATACCTCAGACGAACCCGCCGCCGACTGGCGGCAGTATCACGATCTAGCGGGCGTGGACACGCCCCGAATGCCGCGACCGCGGCGGAAAGGACAACATGAACGACAAACGTGTACAGCGCAGGCAGGCGATCGATCGCCTGCAGGACGAGGCCCGTCGGGCGGGCGGGGTCACCGACCGCCTCTACTGGACCATGGTCTACGACTTCGAGATGGCGCCGCTCACCACCAATCTCCAGCAACTCCGTGAACTCGGCATCGAGATGCCGCCGGAGCCGGGGATTGAAGACGAAGAACTCAAACGGCGCCTCTGGGAGGTGATTGAGGGCCTCGCTCGGCTGCAGGTCTACCTGATCTCGACCGACCACCTCAGCGATCGGGAGCTCTACCGCCACCTTGAGCAGCGGGTGCTCCGGGAGGAAATCCGCGAGGTGCCGCTGGAGCCCGGGGTCCGCGAATACATCGACTTGTCCACGATGCACTCGCAACAGCAGGACACACACCCGCGACGACTTCCAATGCCTGTGTAGTCCATGGGATACACCACGAGCCGCAACGCCGCCGCCTACGGGCGGCGGTTTGCTGCGCAATGGTGCCGGAATCCGCGAACCCGGCGCCGGGCTGCGGCGTGCCAGCATCGGCACGCCGCCCGGCGAGGCGTGCCGCACCAACCCGCCGGGTCGGAGTTCACCGTGAGTCACCTGCTATCCACAATTGCCGCCACGCTTGGGGGTTCGGACCTGCGCGGTCTCGCCGAGCAGGTCAACATTGCTCGCATTGCCGTCCGCGAGGCATGCGATGCGGTCGCCAGAATCGACATACACCCGCGCGACTATGTCGGCCGCGACGAGACTCGGATCGCCGACGTAGCCGCTAGGCGATCCATGATCACGCGGCTGCGCGAAATTGAGGAGGAGTTGGAGCATTCGCTGGGGTCCGTGACTGCCGCGCAGTAGCGTCGTATGAACAGCGCACCCCGCACCCCGCACCCCGCAGCGCACCCCGCACCCCCGCCGCCCGGCGGGGGTGTTCGTTTGCGAGGCGAGGCGAGGCGAGGATGGCGCCGCGATGCCGCAGCGGCATTGCCGCCTACGCGCGGCGTGCGGCAATCCGCGAACACCGCGGCGCGTGCCGCGTAGTAGGGGTGCGGCGATGGTGCCGCATAGGAGTCCGAACATGCTGTCGCCTCGAATTACGGTCGTTGCGTTGGCCATCCTCGAAACCATGGCCGAGGTCCAACACGAGCTGAGGGAAAGCCTTGCTTATATGGCGATCAACGCAGCAGGGTATCACCTCGATGAGTTCAATTCAGCGGTGCAGGCGCTCGCAAGCCGGGGACTCGTCACGCGAAAGGGTCATGTACTCACCATTACGCGCACAGGTCTGCAACTGGCGGCACAGCAGGCCCGCCGCCTGCCGGACTGACGCACCCCGCAGCGCACCCCGCAGCGCACCCCGCAGCGCACCCCGCAGCGCACCCCGCATCCGCCGCCCCCCTTCGCTGGGGGGCGGCTTTCGTTTTGGGCCCGGAATTGACGCTGGATTGCTTGCCGCGGCGCCTCTCGATCGGGTGACCCGCGATCCCAGCGCCTGCTAAATCCGCGCGGAAATGTATCGGAAACATGCCGGATCCGCCGTAGGTTTGAGCAGCACCGCGGCGCGCGCTGCGGCATTCGCAATCACGGAGGTTTCCAATGGAACCAATCGCAATCATCGCCGCTATCGCCCTGCTGGCGATTGCAGCCACCCGCCGCCGCGACCCGCGGAGGCAGACAGATCAGGCGCGCCGCGCATACGCGCGGCGCCTTGCGCGAGAAGCCCGGGCCGACGCGCGGCGCCTTGAGGCGCTGCGGCGCCTATCGCGCATGCGGGGGGGGAGGCTATGACGATGAATCTCCCTCAACTGCAGCCGCGGCGTCCTGCGCCGCTCCGCCTTCCGGCGACGTTCGCGCCGCCGAGCGGCGCGGAGCTCCGGGAGCGGCTCGCCGAGCTCCGGGAGCGCTTCGGATTCCGAAGTCTTCTCACTCCACCCGACGCGAACGCGAAGCTTGCGAAGCGCGGCGCGGGCGCCGCGCTAACCCTCGCCCCCGCAGCGCTCTCGGGACTTGACGTTTGCCCGGGGCGCTCGGCGGAATGTTCCGCCGCCTGCGTCCTGTGGCATGCGGGAAACGGATACCGCTCGAGCGTCCGCGACGCCCGGGTAGGGCGAACACTAGCCCTAGCGGCGGACCCGCAAGCGGTGCTCGCGGGCGTCGTCGCGGAAGCGGAGCGGCTCGCCCGCGGCCGGGATCCGATCCGCGGACTTCGGCTCAACTGCGCTTCCGATCTCCCGTTCGAGCGCGTCGCCGGATTTCTCGACGCGCTGCCGCGCGGGCTCGGGTTGTGGGACTACACCAAGCTCCCGGGTCGCATCGGCGACAACGGGCAAGCGGTCGGCGCGTCGCGCCCATACCGTCTCGCCTTCTCAGTTTCGGAACGTCCGGAATCGGTCCGGAGGGCGACGGAGATCGTCCGCCGCGGCGGATCCGCCGTCGTCGTCGTCGCCGGGCTACGGCGGCGGCAAGCGGACGGGACCCTTAAGTACATTGCGCGCCCAACGGCGGCGCGGATCGGCGATGAATGGTTTCCGGCGGTCGATGGCGACCGCACCGATCGTCGGGACCTTGACCCGCTTGGCGTCATTGTGATTCTTGCGGGCAAGGGGCGTCTCGAGCTCCCGACGACCGGCGGCGACCGCATCGGGGAGCGCTTCGCGGTCGCGATCGACTCGCCTGATCTCCGCTACCGCTCGGCGATCCGCGCCGCCTGGCGAAGGTAGACTGCCAGCGATCGACGACGCCCCGGCCCTGGTCGGGGCGTCTTCGTTTGGGCTGGCGTGCTGGCGGATGTTCCACGAAACACAACGCCCCGCCTAGCCGGCGGGGCGTTGTGGAAGGCGAGCGGAGGGCGTCACCGGTCGGGCGTCGTCCAATCCGCCCGAATCGCCGCAGCGAGCTCGAGACGTTCGCGCGGCGTGAAGGATGACCAATAGTCGCGCATATGGATGTCGAGCGCGCCCACCTTGCAAGCCGCCTCCCAGACCGCGGAGCGGGCGGCGGCGATCTGCTCGAGCAGGGCGTCCGGCTCGCTGCCGCCAAGCGCGGGCTTGTAGGTGGAGAGCAGATCAGGCACAGTCGGCCTCCATGATGTCGAGCAGCCCCTCGAGGCGGCGAAGCATGCCGCTGTGGTCGGCGTTACGGAACGTGGCGGAGTTGTCTCGAGCCCACCCGCGGCGGACGCCGCCGCGGTAGGTCTCGAGGGCCACACGGAAGTCTTCGTCCGAGAAGTACATCGGGAAGGCGAGCGGCACCGCACACCAGGCGAAGTCTTCCTCGAAGAATCGGTCGCAGGTGAAGCTGAGGGCCTTGAGCTCGAGCGGCATCTCGCCGCGGCGAGTCTCCGACAGCACAAAGCCGCCGTGCCCGGCGGTGGTCACGAAGTCGATGCCGTCGGCGATGTTGCGAATGCTCTCGGCCTTGCCCCAGGGAGTGTTCATTGCGGTGCTCCAGCCCGGCGTTCGATGCGGCACGCCGCCGGGGAGCGTGCCGCCGGTAGCACGATGCGGCCCGGCGGCAGGTTCGCGGAATCCGGCAAGATTCCGCACAAACGAAACGCCCCGGCTCGAGGCCGGGGCGGCAGGGCAGGCGGGGCGGATCGGTCAGGGCATCGGCGGCACCGGCAGGCCTAGGAGCTCGTGATGCATCCTCCAATCCTCGAGCGGGGCGTCGGAGGTGTCCCGCAGGTGCGCGGCGACGGCGTGCCCGTACAACCTGAGCAGTCGCCGCCCGTGCCGCGGGCGGCGGTAGTTCCACGCGGCCTCCCAGATCGGCAGCCACACGCGATCGATGAATCGGTCGTCGTCGGGATTCATCGCGCGGCCTCCGCACGCTCGAGGATCTCGAGCTCGTGGAACGCGGCGGAAACGCCATCGGCCCGGTCGGGGAACATCTGTTCGATGATCACGAGAGAGTTGCGCAGGTTCGCGCGGCCTTGCGGCGTGCTGGTCACCTTTTGTCCCAGGTCTCCCGGGACAGCCCGATGTTCTTGAGGGCGTAATCCGGCATCGACATTTCAGCGCTCCAGCCCGGCAGTCCAGCCCGGCGTCCAGCCCGGACGCTTGAGGTGCCCCAGGGCCGGGTCATGCACCAGTCGATCTGAGCGGCTCGAGCGCGGGCTCGCTCGCCGCGTTCGTGCATGGCCCCCCGCCCCCCTGCACCCGAGGCGTGCTTCTTGGACCAGACCTCCCCCCCAGGCTTTTCGTTTTGTAGTTAGCCCCCTCTCCCCCAAATGCTCCCCCAACCCCGTTACCGCCTCCAGAGCCCGCCTTGGCCAATCAGCCCGTGACAAATCCACAGCCCTTGCGCGCATGTGCCGCAGCTTTGTCACAAGGGCCGTCTGGCAGAAGTCCGACACGACTTGAACAACTTTCAAAATTCTTCGTTGCTCCCTCTTGATTCGCGCCGGAAGCGCGCCTAAAATTGACTCTTGTCAGAAAGCGTGCAAGTCAAAGCTTTCTCAGGTGTGCCGCCTCGAGCGGAGCCCCAGCGCAGCGTATGGGGCGGAGCGGAGAGGCGGCTGCACACGAAATCGCCGCTGCTTCACACGGCCCACTTGGTGTGGGCCGTGACGCATCGGCTCGCTAGGCTGTTCGTGGGTAAGCCTGGTGGCGCAATCTATGGGATGGTGCGCGCTTGACACGCAAGATCTCCACACCTCGATTCTGGGTCGCTGCGCGTGACATGTGGCTGAAAGCCAACGGTCGCGAGGTTGAATTCCAGAAACGCTACGGCGAGTTGGTGACCAAGGGTCTTGAGTTTGACGAGCGCCAAGAGATGATCGATCAGGAGTTCGGCCTGACGTACGCCGTCCTCAAACCGTACATTGATCAATACAACGCCGACCAGAAGGTCAAGGCGAAGGCGAAGAACCCTGAGCCGGACCCGGAGCCGGAGGTCGCGGTCGAGCGTGGGTCGCCGGGCGAGGAGCCTGAGCCGGACCGTGCGCTGGGCGGGGACACCAACGATGTCCGGTGGGCGATTGCCAACCTGAGCAAGGCGGGCCTTTCGCCGCGGGACGCACCGACCGCGATCGCGTGGAACCTGCTGGCGATCGGTCGCAGCGGCATCCAAGGGCAGTTGAAGTTGCTGGACATCTACCGCGCGACCATTGTCCAGCCTGCGGCAAAGGAGTTGTCGCAGGAGGGCTTGGCTGGCCCTGACGATCGGCTGGCTGATCTGCTTGAGCGTCTGGGGGACGGCTTGGAAGGCTGATGCCTGGCATTCCGAAGCAGATCGGGGGGAACATCGAGTGGCGGCGCCGTGCGCTTGCCGCCGGGTCGCGTTCGCCTGCGGACGCTGCGGCATTGCGCCGCATGTGTTCCGCGGACCCCGTGGCGTGGTTCGACGGGTTCGCGTTCACCTACGACCCCCGTCGAGACCCGGCCTCGATCCCGTTCGTGCTGTGGCCGTTTCAGGAGGACGCCATCCGGCGGATGGATGCGGCTATCGGCGTCGAGGATCTCTGCATCTCGAAGTCCAGAGACATGGGTGCGAGCTGGTGCCTGCTGGGCATCTTCGTCTGGCGGTGGCTGTTCCGCGCGGAACAAAGCCTGCTGCTGGTCTCAAGGAACGAGGACTACGTTGACAAGGCGGGCAACCCCAAGAGCCTGTTCTGGAAGTGCGACTACCTGCTGCGTCACCTGCCGTCGTGGATGCTGCCCAAGTTTGAGCGTGCCCGTCTCCGGCTGACCAACCTAGACAACGGTTCGTCCATCGACGGCGAGAGCACCACCGGCGACGTGGCACGCGGCGACCGCCGCACGGCGATCGCCATGGACGAGTTCGCGTCGTTTGAGACGGACGCCGGATACCGGGCTCTGGCCTCGACCCGAGACGCGACCAGATGCCGCATATTCAATTCGACACCCGCCGGGACCGGCAATGCGTTCGCGGACGTGGCCCGTGCCCCCGGCATCGCCCAGCTCAGGATGCACTGGTCGGACCACCCGCTCAAGGCGGAGGGCATGTACTGGGTCGATGGGAGGCAGCGGTCGCCTTGGTACGACCGCGAGTGCAAGCGGTGCGTGTCTCCGGTCGAGATCGCCCAGGAGCTCGACATCGACTTCATGGGTTCCTCAAGCGTGTTCTTCGATCCCAAGCGCCTGCACGAGATCCGGTGCGGGTGCCGAAGCCCGGTCCTGCGTGGCGAGCTGGAGTTCTCGAACATCGCCACCGACCCGAGGTTTGTCGCCAACAACGGCGGGAGCTGGAGGCTGTGGTCCGGGCTGACGCCCACGGGCGACCCCGTGCCGAGCAACTACGCGATTGGTGCCGACATTGCCAGCGGCACCGGGTCGAGCAATTCGTGCCTGTCGGTTTTGGATCTCAGGACCGGGTCGAAGGTGGCGGAGTGGTGCTCGAGCGACACGCGGCCCGACCGCATGGCGATGATCGCGGTGGCTGCATGCCGATGGTTCGCAGACGAGTCGGGGATCGAAGCGATGCTGATCCACGAGTCCGCCGGTCCGGGTCGGATCATGGGTGACGCTGCGGTCGAGCTCGGGTTCCGGCGGTTCTGGCTGCGGCCGGTTGAGGGCATCGCGTCGAAGAAGTTCACGCAGCGGATCGGCTGGTTCCCGACCCGTGACGGCAAGGTTTCGCTCTGGGGGAACTACAGGAAGCTGCTGTTCGACGGCGCGTTCGTGAATCCTTCGGTCGAAGCGGTGAACGAATGCGCAGAGATCATCTACACTAACGGAGGCATCGAGCATGTCCGTGCCGTCAATGCTCAGGATGCGTCGGGGGCCAGAAACAACCACGGCGACCGTGCCACCGCAGACGCGCTGTCCGCTCTGGGGCTGGCTGGAAGGGTCGTGTCGATACAGCCTTCGCACGCCGACCGCGTTGAGCCGGGAAGTCTCGCCTCTCGCCGCGCGGCGGCGGAGGCGTTGTCTGGGGGGGCGGAGTGGTAGACCCATCAAGGCTGTCGCGTGCGATCGAGTGGAGCAGGCTCAGGATGCAGCCGTTCCGCGAACGTAGGATGTCCGCGATCCGGCAGTACCTGGGCGCCAACTACGGCGCAAGCGGCGACCGGATGCCGCTCAACATGGCAGAGCTGGCGATCGGAATCTTCCGCCGCGAGCTGGCCGCACGGAATCCGGGCGTCATCATCCGGAGCCGGAGCCGCGAACTTCAGCCGGTGGCAAGGAAGCTCGAGCTTGCGGTCCGGAACGTGCTTCGCGAGATGGACTTCTCGCGGACCCTGCAAGAGGTCGTGTTCGACTCGGTGTTCTCGATCGGCGTCGTCAAGATCGGCGTGACCGAGATGGGCAACGGCAGGGGGTTCATGCACGATGCGGACCTGCCGTTCGTCGATCCGGTCCTGCTGGACGATCTGGTCCTGGACATGCGTGCCACCCGGTGGGAGGCGCAGCAGTTCATCGGCAACAGGTTTGTGATGCCGTTCGACGCCGCGAAGAAGTCGAAGCTGTACGACCTCAAGGGGCTGTCGCCGACCCGTCCCACGCCGTGGAACGAGACCGGCGACTCAAGGCAGCAGGTTCTGTCCACCCAAGGGCTTATGGATGAGGATGCCGAGCTTCTGCCCACCATCGAGATGTGGGACATCTGGATTCCGTCCGAGGGCAAGGTCTGCACTTACGCGGCGGACGACTCAGGCAAGATCATGTGCGAGCGTGCGGTCCGCGAGGTCGAGTGGGAAGGGCCTGAGGAAGGGCCGTTCCTGCACCTGTCTCTGGGAGAGCTGTCCGGCAACCTCATGCCGGTGCCGCCCATCAATTCGCTGCTCGACCTGAATGACGCGATCAACCGCAGCTTCCGCAAGCTGGTCCGGCAGGTCGATCGCGCCAAGTCCGTGACCATGGTCGCCGGTGGCGCCGACGAGGACGGCAACCGGATCGTCGAGTGCGACGACGGCGATGTCATCCGGGTGGATCGCCCGGAGGCGATCCAGCAGGTGACCTTCGGCGGCGTCGATCAGATGACGCTCGCCTTCGTCGTGCAGATGCGAGACCTGTTCAGCTACATGGCTGGCAACCTCGATGCCATGGGCGGCCTGTCGCAGAGCGCCGGGACGCTCGGGCAGGAGCAGCTCATCCAAGCGTCGAGCTCGCAGAAGATCCGCGACTATCAGGCACGGGTCACCGACTTCACCCGCCGCGTTGTCAAGCAGATCTCCGGCTATGTGTTCCACGACCCCGAGACGCGGTGGCAGATCATGCTGCCGCTCGCCGAACGCGGGATCGAGGTGCCGCTCGAGTTCTCGCCGGAGGAGCGCGAGGAGCAGGACTTCCTTGAGATGGAGTTCGACATCGCTCCCGCTTCGATGCAGGATCCGTCGAACTCCCAGCGTGTAGACATGCTGACCAAGGTCGTGTCTCAGTACCTCGCGCCGTTGATCCCGGCGATGCAGGCGCAAGGCACGACCATCGATGTTTCGGCGTTCATCTCGGAGCTCGCGGAACTGACCAACACGCCGGAGCTGAACGACCTGATCGTCCCGGCGCAGATGGCGCAGGAGAGCGTTGCCAGCAGCGTGCAGGGAGAAGGCGTCGGCGCGACGCCCAAGCCGCCGGTCACGACCAGGCGATACGAACGGATCAACAGATCTACGGGGGGGACGAGGTCCGCGCGCGATGGGATGGCGGTGCGGACCCTGTCCGGGGGCGGTCTGACGCCACAGGAACAGGGGGCTATGAGCAGACCGTATGGGTAATGCCGACATACTGCTACCGGGGGAAGGATGGCGATCTCGTTGAGGTCGCCATGACGTACGCACGCAAGTGCGAGATCGAAGACGGGGACGGATCAATCATGCACGAGGGGCGAAGGCTCCGCCGTGACATCGAGGCCGAGCACGGGGGGACTGTCGGTTCAAGCGCGGG